CGCCGGCTTGCGCGGGCAGAACATCTACACGGTCGAGCAGCTCGCCGCGATCGACGGCCAGGAATTGAAAAATCTCGGGCCGAACGGGCGCGACCAGAAGAACCGCGCCGACGAGTATCTCGCCGCGAGCCGGGAGAACGCGCCGGCCACCCAGCTGCAGGCCGAGCTGGAGGCGCTGCGCGCCAAGAACATGGCGCTCGCGGAGGATAACGAGGCGCTGAAGCGGACCGGCGGCGAGGGCCAGTTCAAGGACATGGACCTCGACCAGATCCGCGAGTTCATCACCACCCAGACCGGCCAGGCGCCGGTCGGCAGCCTGAACCGCAAGGCGCTGGTGCGCATGGCGCTCGACGCGCGGCCGGACAAGGCGGCGTGACATGACCCTGCTGACGGTTACGCGCGACGTCTGCGCCGCCGTCGGCGTGATGGTGCCGCAGACGGTGTTCGGCGGCATCAACTCCAATCGCACCATGCAGGAGATGGTCGCGCTGGCCGACGAGATGGCGCAGCGTATCGCCTACGACCTGCGCGACTGGACCGTGCTGCGCACGACCGCGACTTATGTCGGGGACGGCGTCACGACGTCGTTCGCGCTTCCGGCCGACTTCAAGCGCATGCTGCTGACCAGCAACGTATGGCGCTCGACCTCGACGCAGGAGCCGATGATGTTCGTCTCCGACGTCGACGAGTGGGTGCGACGCCGCTCGTTCAACGAGAGCGGCGCCTGGGGCGAGTGGATCTTGATGGGCGGCCGGCTGCATATCGCGCCCGCCATGGGCGTCGGCGTCAGCGCGCGCCATAGCTACCTCGACAAGAACTGCATCGCGCTGGCGAGCGGCGGCCTCAGTGATCGCTTTACCGACGACGTCGACAGTTTCCGGCTCGATGAGCGGCTGCTCAAGCTGGGCATGATCTGGCAGTGGATGGCGAACAAGGGCTCGCCCTACGCCGAACCGATGGGCACCTACTCCGACGCGATCGCCAACGCGATGGGCCACGACCAGCCCGCGCCGATCATCATCGGCCGAACGCTGCTGCCGCGGGGCACGCGCAATGCCAGTTACTAGCCACCGAACCGTCGGCGACATCGGCGCCTTCAACGTCGCGCTGGAAGGTCCGGCTGGCGTTCCGGGTCCGGTTGGTCCGCCGGGTCCGGTCGGTCCCGAGGGACCGCAGGGCGACCCGGGGCCGACCGGCGCCGACAGCATCGTTCCGGGGCCGCCGGGACCACCCGGGCCGGAAGGACCGCAGGGTCCGCAGGGCGAACAGGGCGAGCCGGGAACGGGTGGCGGCGGCGGCGCCAGCCTGATCGTCGCGGACGCGCCGCCGGTCAGTCCGACCCCCGGCACGATGTGGTGGGAGAGCGACAGCGGCATCCTGTGGATCTGGTACAGCGACGTCAACACCGCGCAGTGGGTCGAGATCGGCGGCGGCTCCAGCTCGGTCAGCAAGGATTATGTCGACGCTGCCGACACTGCGCTGACGACCGCGGTCAACAATCGCGTGCGCTACGACGCCGCGCAGTCGCTCACCGACGTGCAGGCGGCGCAGGCGCGCGCCAACGTCTACGCCGCGCCGCTCGACGCACTGGCCTACAACGGGATGCAGATCAACGGATCGATGAATGTGTCGCAGGAGAACGGGGGCAGTCTCGTAACCGTCCCGAACGGGGTCGACAAGTATATCGTTGATGGGTGGATTATCGCATACAGCAAAACGGGAATGTCGATCAGCGGGCAGTTGGGTGGCGGTCCCGGCGGTGGAATGCAGTCTGTCGAGGCGAAGGCAGTCACGGCTTTTTCTGGCGTAGCTGGGGCCGAATACGCAGTCATAAGGCATAAGATAGAGGGTTATCGCATTACTCGACTTTCGTTTGGCGCTTCTGGGGCGTCCCCAATCACCATCGCGTTCTGGGTTCTCGCAACTGTCACAGGTACGATGTGCGTGTCGCTGCACAATAGTGCAGTCAACCGTAACATCGTATCCAATGTCACCATTGCTGCCGGGTGGAATTTTAAGACAGTCACGTTTCCGGGTGATGTCACCGGAACGTGGACTGGGGATAACTCAGTCGGATTATATGTTGATTTTTGTCTCGCCAACGGAACGAATTTCCAGACCGCGACGCCGAATGTATGGGCCGCTCCATTCGCGTTTGGGACATCGGCGCAGACAAATTTTTTGGCGATAGTGGGTAACACCGTCAACATCGGCGGCGTCACCATCCTCCCCGGCACGCAGGCTCCGACCGCCGCGCAGTCGCCGACGATCATGCGCCCGTATGATCAGGAGTTGGTGACGTGTCAGAGGTATTTACAGAGAAGCTACAATCACGGCACTCCTAGTGGCACTCCCAGTACCGGCGGAGCTGAGATGCGTAGTATTGGATCGTCAGTCCCTAACGATTGGATAATTGGGTCTGTATCGTTCAGAACAATAATGCGGGTGTCCCCTACGTTGGTTGTTTATGGTAATCTAGGTGGTGCTACTCGCGTAAGCGATGGATATTTTGGGACTGATTTTGCAGCTAACTCTGGTCAAACAGTTACAGCAAGTGAAAAATCTTTTCAATTCGCTAACAAAAGCGGCGGCGCGCTCACGCTGAATGCAAACACTGTCGTATTCCACTGGACTGCGGACGCGAGGCTGTGATGGCGTTTGACTTTCCAGCTTCGCCAACCAACGGACAGGTGTTCACCTCCGGTGGCGTTAGCTATGTCTGGAACGGCCAAGGCTGGGTGCAGCAGGGCGCGCCGGGCAGCGTTGACAAGAGCTACGTCGATACGGCCGACGCGCTCAAGGTCGCCAAGGCGGGCGACACGATGAGCGGGCCGCTGGTGCTCCCGGCCGATCCGTCCACCGCGCTGCAGGCCGCGCCGAAGCAGTACGTCGATGCCGTGCGCGCCTACGCTGCGCCGTTTGACGCACTGGCCTACAACGGGATGCAGATCAACGGATCGATGGAGGTTAATCAAGAACGCGGTATAGGCGGGTCTTTGACGTTAACTAACGGAGGCGTTCATTGGGTGACTGACGCTTGGACAGTGCAGGTCAATCACGGTCCAGCCACAGTTGTGGCTACAGGTGGTCAACAAAATGCAGGTGTTCCGGGGTTATTTAATCATAGCTCTTATATAACGGCTACTACCGGCGGAAATATAGGTAGTAGTGCCAACGACATCGCTAAGATAGCACATAATATCGAAGGCTACCGCATCGCAAGACTTGCGTGGGGAGGCAGTGCGGCACAGCCAATAACTATCGGATTTCATGTATATTCGACTATAGCTGGCACGCTAAGTGTGGCTGTGAGCAACTATAATGATCGCACTTATATAACAAATGTTACGGTTGGTCCTGACGTATCGGGATGGCAATACAAAACTATAACTGTACCGGGATGCACGAACGGCACATGGAACAGAACTAACGGTACCGGCATGGCTATTGCGTTTTCTTCACTCTGTGGATCGAATTGGCAAGCACCAGCAGGCTCATGGCAGACTGGTAATAAGTTTAGCAGTCCGGCAGCAACTAACCTTTTTGCTACCAATGGTAATAGTGTTTATATTACTGGCGTCGCCATCCTCCCCGGCACTCAGGCGCCGACCGCCGCGCAGTCGCCGACGATCATGCGACCGTATGATCAGGAGTTGGTGACGTGTCGGAGGTATTTCGCAAAAACTACTGTATCGGCGTATCACGGAATACCGACTGGCGGAATTTATTTCGGCGGGTGGGCATCGCTTTCGACCATGCGCACAGCGCCGACTGTTACATATATTTCGGCGCCCACATCAGCAAATCTATTAGTTAATCCTTACCCTGAAGCAATTACGGAATACGGCTTTCGAGCGATGTCGCAGTCTAACACTACGACACAGGCACACTTTTTGGCTATATTTAACTGCGACGCGAGGCTCTGATGGCAGATTATCAACTCACCGCCACCGATGTCGTGATCCGCACCGAGGACGGTGCGTGCATCCCGAACGATCCGGCCAACCGCGACCGCGCCGAATACGAGGCGTGGCTCGCCGACGGCGGCGAGCCCGACCCCTACGTGCCGCCGGAGGAGCCCAAGCCGCAGGCCAAGTCCGAGACGGTCATGCTGTACGATCACGAGAACCGCCTGCTGGCGATGGAAGGAAAGCCGCCGATGGAGCTGGCCGACTTCATCGACAAGATGGCGGCGCGGACATGAGCGCGCACGCCGCATTCCGCCGTCAGCCGGTGCCGGGCCAGTACGCCCAGCAGTATAAGGCCGTCACCCTGCCGGCGCCGACCCGCGGCATCATCCAGCACGAGAACGACGCCTACATGGGGCCGGGCGGCTGCATCGTCTCGGACAACTGGATACCGACCATGCGCGGCGTCAAGCTGCGCGGCGGCTGCGTGCGCCACTGCGACCTGCACCAGCTCGGCCCGGCTACGACGCCACTGTGGGCGAACACCACGTTCTACAAGGCCGGCACGCTCGCGCGCGACAGCGCCGACAACTCGATCTGGGGCGCGCGCGCCGACAATCTCAGCGGCGCGGGCACCTTCGCCGCCGCGCGCGCCGCGATCCCGACACTGTGGACGCCGGTCGCCACCGGCACCACGCCGCCGATCGGCGACGTCACACGCACGCCGATCGTCTCCGCCTTCGAGTATGCCGACGTCGCGCAGCAGCGCATGTTTGCCGGCCAGGCGACCAAGCTGTTCGACGTCACTGCGCCGGTGCCACACCTGGTCAAGTCGGGCCAGACCAGCGGCAACTACTGCGCCAGCCCGCTGTCCAACCTGGCCGGCAACTGGCTGATCGTGGTCAACGACGCCGGCGACCCGGTGCTGCGCTTCAACGGCACCTCGTGGGTCACCCTGCTGCCGCCAGCCGTGCCGTCGGACGGCGCCACCGCGATCACGGGGCCGGTCGGCTCGCCGGTCGAGTTCGGCCGCAACCTGGTCTATGTCGCCAAGTACCGCAGCCGGCTCTACTTCATCGAAAAGCAGAGCATGAACCTGTGGTACCTGCCGATCGACAGCGTCGGCGGCACCCTCACCAAGATCCCGATGTCGGGCGCGGCCACGCTCGGCGGCTACCTGCTGTTCCTCGCCAGCTGGACGATCGACGCCGGCGACGGCATCGACGACAAGCTGGTGGCGGTGACGTCCGAAGGCGAGGCACTGATCTTCACCGGCAATGACCCGGCCGACATCGCGAGCTGGCGCCAGGAGGGGCGCTACTTCGTCGGCAAGCCGATGGGGATGAACGCGCACAGCCAGGTCGGCGGCGACCTCGTGATCCTGACCGTCGAGGGCATGGTCCCGATCAGTCAGGTGATCACCAAGAGCGCAGGC